CTCGCCCGGTTTGGCGTCGCATTCCGCAGCTAGCTTCTTGGTGATCAGGCTGTTGATGACCTTGTGGACTGCGGCGCCTCGGATGCGATCCGGTAGCGGCAAGATCAGGCGGCTCTCGCGCTTACAGGCAGTGGAGAGAATGAAGAGCTGGGTGTCGGAAAGAACGCTCATGGGGCAATTTCCTTGCGGTTGAGCGGGCTGCGACGATCGCAGCCCTGCTACTGCCCCGAGCTCCGCATCGCATCGGCGATGCGGAGCGATGATAGAAGCGGCTCTGCTATTCGGCGTATTCGCCCTCCTTGAAGGCGCGGTCGGTAATGCGCTTGAGCAATTCGGCGTAGTGCGCCACCGTGCCGACGTGTGCCCAGTTGATCTCTTCGGGGCCGTACCCGAAGTGCTCGTCGCTGAGGCCCTTGAGCCTGGCGAGCATCAGATCGATTTCGGCCTTACGGCCGGTAAATGCGTCGAGGGCGGTTCGGCGGTCAGTGCGGTGGCGCATGGCGGTCTCCGGTGGCGATGACCGCATACACGCTTCACTCCCCGCCGAAGCCAAGCGAATAAGTAGATCGTTGTGCTGATTAAGTTTGCCGATTTCTGCTTGACTTGCGGGAATATTCGCAATCGATCGGAGTAAAGGGCCCCGAAGGCACCGGCAGGAAGTTCAGCGCACGTGCAGTTCGAGCGAATGGCCTTGGCTTGGCAATATTCGTTTGGATGCCGGTATGGGTCCGAAATTCAAGGAGGTAGCGGCTCGGTCCCCCGATCGAGGACATCAAGATATTTTCGATACGCGAAAACGCGTCGCCGTTTCCTGCCAGTCAGCTCTCGCACGATCCCGAGATCAACGAGATGCTCGAGCGACTTTCCGACCGTCGGAAGCGAAAGCTTGAGTTCCTTAGACGCGGCCTGGATCGTGATAAGCGGACGGCGTTGCATCAGATCGTGGACGCGGAACGCCGAGGCCGCGCTGCGGCCGAGCGTTTGGATGGCGCCGCGGTCTTCGTCGAAGAGCGCCATGAGATCGCGGGCCGTATCGACAGCTTGGGTCGCGGTGTCGCGTACACCCAGCAGGAAGTATTCCATCCAGGCTTCCCACGCGCCGTGCTCACGGACCTCCTGAAGTAGACGGTAGTAGTCGGCACGCCGAGCCTTGAAGAAGAGGCTGAGATAGAGGATGGGTTCGCGCAATGCGCCAGCCTCGCAGAGCATGAGGGTGATCAGAAGGCGCCCAAGCCTTCCGTTGCCATCCAGGAACGGATGGATCGTCTCGAATTGCACATGTGCCAATCCCGCCTTGATCAACGGGGGGAGCTGCGGATCGTCCACGTGCAGGAACTTTTCAAACGCATCAAGACATTCGTTGAGCCGATCAGGTGGCGGTGGGACGAACAGCGCGTTACCCGGACGTGTGCCGCCGATCCAATTCTGCGAGCGCCGGAACTCGCCCGGCTGTTTGCTGGCTCCACGGCCTGAATGGAGCAGGATGGCGTGCATCTCGCGGATGAGACGGAGCGAAAGCGGGAATCCTTCCCGCAACCTCTTGAGGCCATGCTGTATAGCGGCAACGTAGTTGGAGACCTCGGCCACGTCGTCCAGGGGGACGTGAGGTATCTCGTCGCTTTCGAATAGGAGGAGATCGGACAGCGACGATTGCGTTCCCTCGATCTGGGACGACAGGAGCGCTTCCTTGCGGACGTACATATACAGAAACAGCGGAGTGGACGGCAGGATGGTAGTCACCCCGTCGAGCCGTCCCACCGCGCCGCGCGCGGTATCGTACAGTGTGAACAGGCCTTGCAGGTTGAGCGGGGGCACTGGTGGAAGACGCGGTGGCAGGAATGCCCGCACCCGTTCACCGCCGGCCGTGGTCTCGACGAATTGGCCCAAGCGGTCCGCCGATGTTCCGCTCATGTTCCTGCATCCTTTAATTGGCGCACGGTCTTGCTAAAGGATACACGGTTTACCTTTAGTTATGGAAGGGCCCAATTTAATCTTTGCGGCATTAAGATACCTCTGTTGGATGCTGAAAAATGGCGCGAGTCGCTGGCGGATCGAATGCAGGGCCGCAGGATACGGCCGGCACAATTCCCATCGACGTGGCGGCGAAGCTCCTGATGGTCACGCCGGAGTGGATACGCCGGCTGACCAAGGACGGCTGGATCACCAAGTCAGAGCGCGGTCGATATCGGGTTGTCGACGTGGTGCAGGGATATGTTCGGTTTCTCAAAGACGACGCCCGGCGTTCGACCAAGACGGCCTCGCATTCGCGGCTGCAGGACATTCGAGCCCGAAAGGAGGAACTCATGGTCGCCCAGGCGGAGCGAGATCTCGTTCCTCTTGCCGATGCCATGACGCTGGTCGACGAGATCGCCGGCACGGTGGTGGCGCGTGTCAATGCGGTCCCGGCGCGCCTGACTCGCAACATCGAGGAGCGCAGCCGGCTGCAGCAGGAAGTTGATGAAGCCCTCGCCGAAGTGGCCGATCGCGTCCGCAAACTTGGGGAAGCTCTGCGATCGGGCCGCGATGATCCTGCGGCCGACGAAGAAGAGCCCATCTGACGAGTGGGCGCGCGCTAATCGCATCTTCCCGCTGTCGTCGGGCCGGCCTGGCCCCAAAGACCCGGCGCTGACGCCCTACATGATTGCCTTCATGCGGGCGTTCGAGGATCCGCGCTACAACACCGTCGCGTTCGTGTGCGGCGGCCAGATGGGCAAGACCGACAGCGTCATCGACGTGGTGCTGTCTCGCCTCGATCAGCGGCCGGTGCCGATCATCTACGCTGGTCCGGATCGCAACTTCGTCACCGATCAATTCGAACCGCGCTTCGATGATGCGCTGAACCGCTCGCCAAGCCTTTCGGCCAAGCTGGCGCGAGGCAAGAAGAATAAGAAGACCCGCAAGATCGTATCGGGCGTGCCGGTCCGCCTGGCGTGGGCCGGATCTGCCAACCAGCTCAAGTCCGATCCGGCGGGGCTCGCCATCGTGGATGAGCGCGACGGCATGGCCAAGAACATCAAGGGCGAAGGCGACCCGGTCCGCCTGCTCGAGGTGCGGGGGGACACACACGCCGATTTCACCCTGGGGGTGACCTCGACACCCACCGCGGGCCGGGTGGAGACCGAAAAGGACGCTTCTAGCGGTCTGGAGTTCTGGAGGGTGGTCGACCAGGGCGATCTGGCCAGCCTCGAAAGCCCGATCTGGAAGCTCTGGCAACGCGGCACGCGATATCATTGGGCATGGCCGTGCCCCCATTGCGCGGAATACTTCATTCCGCGCTTTACCTGCTTGGTTATCCCCAAGGTCGACGTGACACCGCAAGGCGCGAAGGAGCGTGTCGAACGGGACGCTACGCCGATCGAAGCCCGTCGGACCGCATACTTGCAGTGTCCGAACTGTGGAGGGGTGATCGAGGAACAGCACAAGTTCGAGATGAACGCGGCGGGCAACTATGTGGCCCCCGGACAGCAGATCAATGCGGAAGGTGTGGTGACCGGCGCCCCGCCGCTGAGCACCACCATCAGTTTCTGGGTGTCGGGGCTCGCGTCGCCGTTTGTCCCGTTCGGCGAACGTGCTGGTCGCTACGTCGAGGCGCTGCAATCCGGCGATCCTGAAGAAGTTCAGACTGTCATCAACGGCGGGTTTGGGGAGCTCTGGGCCGTTAGCGGCGGGGATGCTCCGGAATGGATGGAGGTGTCGCGCAAGTCCACCGACTCCATCTACCGGCGCGGGGAGCTTCCGGCCGGCGTCGTTTACCTCACGATGACAGTCGACGTTCAGAAGAACCGGCTGGTCTGGGTCATTCGCGGCTGGGGCGCTCGCGCCACTTCCTGGCTGATCGACGGCGGCGAACTGATGGGCGAGACGATCGAAGCCGAGGTCTGGAACGACTTGGCTCATTTGCTCACGACGCCGGTCGGCGATCTGCCAATCAAGCTGGCGCTGATCGACAGCGGTTTCAGGCCGGGCAAGCCACACGAACTGCCGCTTAATCGCGTGTATGAGTTCTGCCGGCGTTTCAAACGGCTTGTCCGGCCGACCAAAGGATCGTCTTCGCCAATGCGGGTCCCGTTGATTGTCAGCAAGCAGGAGGTGACTCCCAAGGGTAAAGCGGCAAAGTATGGCCTTGAGCTGATCCGGCTGGATACTGATCATTGGAAGTCCTGGGTGCACGAGCGCGTCCGCTGGCCGAATGACCAACTCGGCGCTTGGCACCTACCGATCGACATCAGCGATGATTACTGCATGCAGGTCGTCTCCGAGGCGCGTGTGCGACGCCCTTCGGGTGGGGTGAGCTGGGTACAGAAATCGCGTGCGAACCACTTTCTGGACTGTGAGGCGATGCAGGCGGCCGCAGGGTACCTGCTCAATGTCCAACGGATGTCGGCGGAGCAGGCCGCGGGGCTCGCACCTGGTAAGCCGTTGGTGGGATATGACGGGAACACATTGGATCAATCGCCGGCGCTGCTTCCTGCCGCTGCACCGCCAGTCGTCGCTCGCCGCCGCGTCTTCCGCTCGAGTTACGTCTAGGAGTTCCGAACGTGTCCGACGATCGACTTGCACAGGCGCACGTCGAGCTTGCCGCGCTCAGGCGGGCTCGCGTGTCGGGGCTACACCAGGTACGGTTCCGCGATCGCGAGATGACCTACCGGTCGGATAAGGAACTATTGGCCGCAATTCGCGACCTGGAGGCAGAACTTGGCAGGTCGCGTCCCCGCCGCCTTTTGACGACGGCCCACAAGGGGCTCTGACCCTTGTCGATTGTGGGTGCGATGCGTCGCCGGGTGGCGGCGATGTTCGGCATGACCGGCGGCTTCGAGGGCGCTCTGGGCAACCGCAGGCTCAAACACTTCGTCCCGAGTCGAGCGCACATCAACACGCTGGTGGCATCAACCGGCCGCGACATGCTGGCGCGTGGTCGATGGTTGGCGCGCAACAACGGCTACGCCAACAACGCCGTGGAAGCTTGGGCCGGCAATGTCGTCGGCGCCGGGATCACACCGTCGTTTCAGGTCAGGAACAAAGCTCTTAAACAACGCCTCGTTCGCAAATGGTCCGAGTGGGTGGATGAGGCCGATGCGGAGGGGATCACTGACTTCTATGGTCTGCAGCGGCGTGCCGCGCGCGAGATGTTCATCGCCGGGGAGGTGTTCTTTCGCTTCTACACCCGCCGTGAAGGCGACGGCGCGGTG